ATATGATATTAAAAAAATGATATAAAGAATATGATATTAAAAAAATGATATAAAGAATATGATATTAAAAAAATGATATAAAGAATATGATATAAAAAAAATGATATAAAGAATATGATATTAAAAAATGATATAAAGAATATGATATTAAACTACTCTTTCACCGGTGCCAGTATAATTAGGTACTTCTTCCATATCTACATTTAATAATGTATTTGGTTTTTTAATCCAAGAATAGTTTTGCTTTAATTTAAATCGTGCATTATATCCAAGTAAGTTATTATCTATATTTTGATGTTTCATACATATAGCTTGACATCCCATATCAAAAGACAGTTCAGGATCAAAGTTTATTATTGAATTATCTAAATTCGGTAATACAATTGTAAATTTTTTCTTTGTCTCCTCAATGAATGACAATGAACCTTTTTTAGAAGCAATTTGATTATATCTAAATGTATTGCAATTTAATCCTTTGGCTTTCAGATTAATACAGTTTTTCAATTTAATTAAGTCGGTATTTGTATCAACAATAGCAGGTGATGGATTAAAGTCGCAAATAACAATAACCTTTTTATGGAAATTGTCCATTTTTGTAAATAATAGATCTTCTTCTGTTTTTGTTTCATAAGTAAACGCTCCTTCATTATTTTTTAAATATTCTTCTAATAATTCTCCCATCTTTTTAAGCATAGCCAAGTTTGTGCTCATAACTCTAAAATTTAATATTAACGGATCACTAGCACAATTAGTTGTTGTGGCATCAAAAGCCCTATCTGTAATAGTTGTTAAAACTTCTTCTAATAATAGTGAATTATAAGTTTCTTTAATATAATTATTATTAGCTGTTGACGAGGCAATAATAGGCTCATTATTATATGAATAAATCTCAAAATCTAAAAATCGGCAACCATTAGTAATACACTTTTCTAAAGCACAAAGAGCAACAAAGTTATTTTTGTAACTATCACCACAACAGCAATTATAAGCACTTTTAACCTGAAAATTTATTAATCTATTTGATGAGCTATCAAAGTCACTCGATTTTACATGATTAGTGTCAAGAAAATATGTTGTATTTGTTAATGTTGGCCAATAAATTTTTAATTTATCACAAGTTCTAGTTTTTAAACTTAATCTGCTATAAATCCAGCTAAATAAAAGTAATAATATAAATATTATTAATACTAATGTTACATATAAATATTGATTAGGATTTAAATTAGAAATTTTTAATGATTGATTAGGCATATTATATTAATTATTATAACATAATATTATATTATATTATATTATGTTAAATTTAATTAAAAAATAGTTATTATAACATAAATAATATTATGTTATATTAATTAATATAATATGGCAGGAGGACTATTAAATTTAATAGCGCTAGGAAATCAAAATATTATTTTGACAGGTAATCCCACCAAGAGTTTTTTTAAATCTACATATTATAAATATACCAATTTTGGCTTACAAAAATTTAGAATAGACCAAACTGGACAAATGGAATTAGATGTAACCAAAAAGTCTAGTTATAGTTTCAAAATGCAACGTTATGGCGATTTATTAATGGATACTTATTTAGTTGTAAAATTACCAAAAATATGGAGTCCATTATTAAAATATAATACAAATGACTATAGGCCTTATGAATTTAAATGGATAAAACAAATAGGGTGTCAAATTATTGAATCGGTCAATATAACTGTAAATGGCTCAACTATACAAAAATTCAGCGGACATTATTTACAAAATATTGTAGAACGAGATTTTGATGCTCATAAGAAAGCATTATTTGATATTATGACAGGTAATATTAGTGAATTAAATGACCCAGCAAATTTCAATAATAGAAATAATAACTATCCAAGTGTATATAAAAATGCATTTTCTGATATAAGCGGTATTGAACCCTCAATACGCGAATATAATTTATATATACCAATAAATTCTTGGTTTTCTATGAATTCAATAATGGCGTTTCCATTGATTTGTTTACAATATAGTGAATTGGTTATTAATTTTACATTGCGACCTTTAATGGAATTATTTACAATTAAAGATGTATTATATAATAATTCAATAAATCCTATACCATACAATAATTTTCCTCAAATACAACCTAATCAAAATATAATTGAATATCAATTCAAAAGATTTATTAATCCTCCTCCTGTAAGTGATTTGGAAATAAATAATGATAGTTATAAAGACTTACCAACTAAAATCAATAGTAATATTCATTTAATATGTACTCAATGTTTTTTAGCCGAAGAAGAGCGAACTTATTTTGCCAAAAATACTCAAAATTATTTAATACGTGAGATTTATGAATATAAGTTTGAACGAGTTATTAAGTCTAATAAAATTAAATTAGAGTCAAATGGGTTAGTTAAAAACTGGATGTGGTATTTTCAAAGAAGCGATGTTGCATTACGTAATGAATGGTCTAATTATACAAACTGGGTATATGAGAATAAAATTCCAAATGATTTACAAAAATTATATCTTGCTGAAAACTATAAATATTATAGTCCTCAATTTAGTTATGCTGTTGGTGACATTTCTAAAAATATTTATATTACAGGTAATAGTCCATCTGTAAATGAACAAACTAATCAGTGCGAAATAATGAAAAATTTTGCTATAATTTTTGATGGTAAATACAGAGAAACAGATTTTGACAGTGCTATATTTAGTAAATTAGAAAAATATAGCAAATCTAATGGAATATGCTCAAAAGTAGGTTTATATAGTTATAATTTTTCACTAACAACTGATCCGTATAAGCAACAACCTAATGGAGCATTAAATACCAATTTTTTCAAAACAATCGAATTTGAATATAATAATTATAGTAATCCACCATTAGATCCTAGTGCAATTTTTATAACGCTATGTGACCCTGAAACAGGAGTTGTAATTGGAACATCTAAAGACCCTACAAATATTTATAAATATTATTATAATTTATATGTTATTGAAGAAAAATACAATGTAGTAACATTTCAAAACGGATTAGCAGGACTAATGTTTGGTAGCTAGTTTTTATATAGTTTTCATAACTTAAGTTTAGCCACACGTCGCGTTCCATATCCATGTTTTTTCTTGGCTTGTTTTGCCAATTTTAATGCCCTAGAGTTATTTGAGCAACCTTGTTCTAATATACTATAATCTATTGCTGCCGCTTTTCCGCCAGTTATTGAGCTAGCTAGTCGGGCTAATCCCCAGCTTTCTGCAGTTTGGTTAGGTCTAGATCCGGATGAAAAATAGGCTCCGCGTCCCTTATTTACGATTTTACGTAGCGAATTTATAGAACATCCCGTTTTTTTAGAGAGATTTGTATTCACAACAATGTTATTTATCTTATATATTTTTTGCGCTTTTAATAAATGTTTTGATTTTGCAGATTTATATGATTTAACCTTGCTACGTGTAATATAAATATGTTTCTTATAAGCGTTTCTCGATTTCTTAAGTTGTGTAAGTTGCTTCTTTCTATCTTTATAAGTAAGGCGTCTTGGTAAATATTTTATAGGTATATTAAGAGGCATATATGCCGGTGTTTATATAATAGGCCTATAAATATATTTTATTTTATTGTCTTTATATATATTTACTATATATAAATGAAAGAAAGACTAATTAAATTTGAAAAAAGTAAAATAACTGGCAAGAAGTATACAGCATATGTTCAAAATAAATCAACCAAAAAAATACGAAAAATTCATTTTGGTGCTTCAGATTATGAACAATATAAAGATAGAACTCCGCTAAAATTATATTCGCATAAAAATCATAATAATCGCAAACGCATGCAAAACTATTTTAATAGACATTCTGGAACAAAAAAACGTGGTTCAGCTATAGCTTTAGAAAAAAAGAAATCACAAGGTTATTATAATGCAAAAATCTTAAGCCACGTTTATTTATGGTAAAAATAAAAATCTTAATATATTTTAATATATTTTAATATATTTTAATATATTTTAATATATTTTAATATATTTTAATATATTTTAATATATTTTAATAATATATAAAGTATGATTTTACAATTCTTTACAGAATTTATAGGAACTTTCATTTTCTTAGGGGTAATATTAAAAACAGGAGATGCACTAGCTATTGGTATAGCACTTGCCTCCGTTATTTATTTTGGAGGTAAAATTTCAGGAGGCCATTTTAATCCTGCTGTAAGTTTTATGATGTTATTATCTAATAAGATTGACATTGCTAAATTTATTGTATTTATAATTGCTCAATTATTAGGTGGAACAGCAGCTTTCATATTTCACAGTTACACAAAATAAAGTTATTTAGTAATACTTGATTTATAGCAGTAAAATATTTTTATAATAATTGTTAATCATAAAAATATTACACTATTTGCTAACACAAGAAAGAGAATTATAAATTAAAATCTTGGACTCTCGTAATATGCTTCTGGACCACAATATTCAAATTTAGAATTACCTGTTATGCTTGGTTTACAATCATAAACATTATTTACATCTTTATTATATGTAAAAAAAGTAGATTGTTTTGTTTCAAGACTATTATTATCAAATACTAATTGTTGGTTATAACTATGTTCTCTTGGTCCTGATGAATTTTGAATTTGTTTTTCATAGAAACTATTTATAGCATTCAAATAACTGCTTATTATACTGACCGGTGCGCTCCCAGATGCAGGAACCGTTTCTAATCTTTTTAATTCCATTTCTAAGTCTTTATTGCTTGGATACGAGTTATTTTGTATAGAACCTAAAGCATTATATGATGCTTCTCCAAGACCTCCTTCTGATACTGGTCGTCCAGAGGTTCCAAAGTAATCATTAATACTAAAATCCATTAATTGTGCGCTAGTAAATGAGCCACTAATATCATCTTTAATTTCACCCATACAATTAAAAAATTGGTTAGGATTTAATAAATATTGATTGGGGTTTACTAAATTTAAAGGAGCACTAGTATATGGTGTATAGTCTTGACCTGTTTTGTTATTATTAACTAGCCTATATGTAAAATCTTTCCTTTCTTGTAATAAAGCATTAGGAAGCGCAACACGATAAACAGTTTGTAAGCTATTTAAAATAGAGATAAAACTAGAATTTTGTGCGCTTGTTAAATCAGACCTTTTTAATTGTCTTTGTAAATTCTCATTTCTTGCTTTTAAAATTAAAGCCTCGTTCAATTGTGTAAGCTGTGTTATTATATTATTTAATGTTATTTCATTAAAACCATTAAGTGAACTAGACTGTATATTAGGACCTCTTGACCCATTTATAATTGCAATAATTTCATTTCTAATGTTACTAAATGAAATATAATTTATTATGTCATTAGGCATAGTTTTTGGATCCGTAAAAATATTAGATCTAGTTTCTGTTTTAGAAAATAACATACCTCTTTTATTAAATAGTTGCCCAGTTGGTTCTAAAGTATTACATATGTTATTAGTTGTATTGAAACTTGATTGATCATAACTTAGGTCTATGGTTCCGCTAATACTTTGTCGAATAATACTTTTTATGTTTAAGCAATCTGTTATATTGCTGGTGTTGTCTTTAACAACGCTATAATTAAAATTTATATCATTATTATTATAGAATGAACTTCCAGAGCAACAAGTGACATCATAAATACTTTGATTAATATTGCTACTTGTTAATAAATTACGATCATTTTGCGATGCAATATTGTCAAACATACATTGCGACTCCCATTGACAAAAAACATTATTTGTAATAATATTACAAATGTCTAATATATATTTATTTGTCTCACCAATTCGAGTATATCTGTAACTTATATCATATATTGGAACACAGTTTCCAGAGTCTGGTTTCATTGTGCAATTAGAACAATCTTTGCTATTATTAGTTAGGTTTTCTCTCCTTATATTTTCACTAGTTGCCATAAATAATACATAAGTAGTTGACACTACTATAAATAGTAGGAGCGCCATTTTAAATAAATTTCTATATTTATTACTAATTTTCATAATAATATTAATATATATTAGTATATACTAATATTATTTATAAAATTTTTATAAACTATAAACTATAAACTATAATATTATTTAAATTTTTATTCTAAATAATACTTTATTAACTATTTTTTTGTTTTTTATATGTTCTATGTTTCTTACTATATTTTCTATGTGCTTTTATTGTTGTTCTATGTTTTTGCGAATAGTTTTTCTTATTTATTTTTCTTCTTTTTCTACTTTTAAAGGATCCTCCTTCAGAAGGACTACGACGTCTTGAAAAAGCAGGAGGTCTGGAAAAAGGACTAGGACGACTTGAGGAAGCAGGAGATCCGGAAAAAGGACCATAAGAGCCACTATGTCTTGAAGAAGCAGCAGTATAGCTTGAAGGAGCAGTATAGCTTGAAGGAGCAGCGTAACTGGAAAAAGGAGCAGCATAGCTTGAAGAAGCAGCGTGACTGGAAAAAGGAGCAACATAGCTTGAAGAAGCAGCGTGACTGGAAAAATGAGAAGGTCTAACAGAAGCAGCAACAGGTCTTGTAGAAGCAGCAACAGGTCTAGCAGAAGCAGCAACAGGTCTAGCAGAAGCAGCAGCATATCTTGTAGAAACAGCAGGTCTTGCAGAAGTAACAGGATTATAAGGTCTATTACGTATTTCATGGCTACGAACAGGTCCATGATGTGGTAAGAGATCATAAGGGTCTATTCGCCAGGTAGAATAGAGCTTTCCATTAGGCTCCGGACGTTCGGAAGCAGGGGCAGCTTTTAACTTTCTTTTAAATTTTGATATCTGCTTTTGTCTTTCTGTTCCGTCTTTTATAGGTTGTAAATCACGGTGAGAACCCAGACCATAATAAAACAATAAAAACTCGTCAATACCTGTTTTATGTGTAAGTTGAAGGGTAATACCTAACATATCGCGGAGTTCATCATTTGTTAACATTTCATATGGTTCCTGATCTATTGTTATTCCTGGTACTTGTGAAATCTTATTCAGTATTCCACCAGCTGTGAGAAATATAAAATCATCAAACGCACCCCTATTATGTGTAGGTATAACAATTATATTACCGTTAAAGCCTGTCCTCATTATACAGTCATTTAATGTAACTATTAAATTATAAAAATCAGGATTATCGTTCAAATTATGATTTTGAGCGCATAATATAATACCAATGGGTCTTCTACCCATATCGTTATGTTTAATCATAATAATTCTACACAATATTTCAGCTATTTCCGACATATACATACTATGTTTATCAGGATCATCTCGTTTTTTAGGACATTTTCCAATTATATCCTGTAAGCTACCAAAAATATTTTGAAAATCTATAATTAGATAAAAAACTCTACGATTCTTATCTATGCTTTCCATAATCTCAGTTTTTAACCATTCTATAATAGCTGATAGTTGATCTCTATCTAAATCAGTCGTTCTTAACCAATATGTATATTCTGTTTCTAATTTATCTATTATGTCTTGGTCGGAAGGATTTAATCGTACATCTATACCTGCTTGTTCGGCTTGATGATTCAAAGCATATATTGCGTACTTGGCGGTACGTATTTGCTGTTGTTTTGACGTTATTGTTTTTCTAGCTTCATTATATAATGCGTGACCTGGTATTTGCATTAATGCTCTTGGTAAAACCATTGTTACAAATTCATGAGGCACATGGTCTACGACAGAAGGTCCTGATCTTCCCAATCCAATTGGTGGTGTTAGTGCTGATGCTGGTGGTCCTAGTGGTGGTGGTGGAGGAGGTGGTGCTCCTAGTAGTGGTGGAGGTGGTGGTGGTGGTGCTCCTAGTGGTGGTGGTGGTGGTGCTCCTAGTGGTGGTGGTGGTGGTGCTCCTTTGTGAAACATCACTTTATATATATAATATTATAATATTATAATAAATGTGAATTGTATTGATTATTAACAATAATAAATTTGGTATTGAGAGCCAATTCTTCTAAATTAGCGCTATTTGTATAAGTGCATGCACTTCTTAATCCTCCTAAATAGTTTTCAATAGTATTTTTTAATGGACCTTTATAAGCAACTTTGAGTTCTCGCCCTTCAGAGCTCCTATAATCACTATTATTATTTGCTGCATAATTATTTTTCATTGCATAAGCCGAGCTCATACCATAAAACAGTTTATGTTTAGCTCCCGTTTTTTCATCGCAAACAATTTGTCCCGGATTTTCATCGTGCCCTGCAAATGCTCCGCCAATCATTACAAAATCAGCACCAGCTCCAAATGCTTTTGCTAAATCACCCGGACAAGTAATACCGCCATCACTTAAAATAAAAGCATTGTTATGTTTATGTTGATCATATTCATAGTATATTTCAAAATTAATGCGATTATACTCTTTACACTCTTGTACACATTCTAAAATACAACTAAGCTGTGGCATCCCTACTCCTGTTTGAATTCGAGTGGTGCACGCACTCCCTCCACCAATACCTACTTTATGAATATCAATTTCTAATGCATTTAATAACTCTATTCCTTCGCTTGTGCATACATTACCCGCCAAAATAATCTTTTCAGGATATTCAGCCCTTAATGTTTTACAAAAATCATTAAATTTAGAAATGTAACCATTTGCTATATCAACACAAATGAATTTACACTCGAAATTATCTAAAATAATTGTTAAATTTTTATAATCGTCATCACCTATTCCCGTTGAAATCATAAAATAATCAGGATTTAACTTAAAATCGCTATTTTCTTTATTATAATCTAGCAAATTTTGTAACTTATGAAATTTATGAAGAGCAGTAATAATTTTATAAGTGCTTAATACTTTATATAATTCCAATGTTCCAATAGTTGTCATATTTGCTGCAACAATAGGTATTCCCGTCCACATTACTCCATTTTGAAAAACAATTGTTCTTTCTAAAACAACATCTTTTCTACTGTTTAATTTCGATTTTTTAGGAAGAATTAATACATCTCTAAAATCGAAATATTTATCCATACTATCAAATTTATAATGATAAATATTATCGTCCATTCTAATGCTATTTATTTATTTATTTAATAATAAATATGTTTAAATGTTTTCAAAATATTATAATATGTTATATTAATATTATTATATGAGTTTATTTGATTATCCAATATATTCTGAAGATTCTATTTTTGGTAAATTAAAAAAAACACAAGGAACATGTCCTACAAAAACAGATATATGTAGTAATTTTCCTGATAGTTTATATGTTATACAAAATACTATATCACTTCCTAAATGTAATGCACCTAATTTTACATTCACAAATAATAAGAATGAATCTCCTAATGGTTGTTGCGTTGTTGATACTTCAAATGATACATGTGATAGTCAAATACAAGATATGGTAACGTCTGGACGCATAGGCGCTATTAATATTGAAGGGAAGTTTTATGATATGGGTATAGACTTAACAGATGCAAGTGGACAAAATCAGCGTTCAATATGTCATTCTGCACCAATTAGAAAAAGAAATTTAGTAATATCTGATTTTATAACTATAATTATAGTTAGTGCTATTATATTAATAATAACAGCAGTTATAGGTGGCTGTTATGAATTCATCTTCAAATATGGCGAATGTAAAGACTGTATTTATTATAAATCAAATTGTTCAAATAGGAAAAGATTGAGCGTTCTGGATTATATGTTTCCTACTGAATTATGTAATTATCCATATCAAGAATGTAATAAAAATACAAGCAATTCTGATACATTAATTGGTGGTGGATTAGAGAAGACAGGTTTTATAAGTACATTTGCGGAATATAGTGCAAATGGAACAAAATGTATAACTTTACATGATGTTGAAAATAAAAAAACTAAACCTTTTCCATATAATTTAATAGATTATGCTAATAATAATATTAAGACAGAATTACCACGATTGCCATATAGAGCTTTTGCTTTATTCTTTTTATACACAGTTCTTTTAAGTAGGAAACTTATTTCTGTTGTTTTGAAAATGGCTTCTATAAAATATCAACAAGTTGTAAAGCATAATCCAATACTAAGCAATATTATGTTTTTATTTTTTACAGGAATATTGTTTAATATTATTGCTAATTATACAGGTATAACAGCATTAAATGGTGCAAATGGTTACATATTATACTTTTTAATAATGATACTATCATTTGCTTTTTCTGTTAGTTGTGCTATGACTATGATATTTTTATGGTGGTCTCCACCAGTAACTTTTGAAAAATATTACAGACAATGTGATATTCCGCGTAACTATTATAAACTAGTAGATTTTAAAAAATTATTCTTTTCATTTGCTGAATATAAAGTGAAACGCCCTTTATATAAAAAAGTTATTCATATAATATTTGATGTATTATTATTAATTCCAACATTTATAATATTGATGTTATCATTATGTCTTGGCTTATTTTCGTCCACTATTGCATTTCTTTATATGGTAATAACTTTGCTAATTAATATGTTTTATATACCATTATCAAATACTGTAGAATTTTTAGATATTATTAAAAGTCACGGCAATTTATTAACAATCTTATTTTGTATAACAGTATTAATAGCATCAATTAATAAAATGGATAGTATAACAACAGGAATTATAGGTTCATTAATCGCTGTTATTATTTTATATACATTAGTTAAAAATAAATAATAAATAATAAATAATAAATAATAAATAATAAATTATAATAATATAAATATAATTAGTTAATAATATAATTAACATGGGAAAGAAAAAATCGGGAGAGAGAAAAGATCTGCCTTTTGTAAGCATATGTACTCCTACATTCAATAGGCGACCTTTTTGGGAGTATACTATTAAATGTTTTTTACATCAAAATTATCCAAAAGATAAAATGGAATGGATTATTATTGATGATGGAACAGATAAAATAAAGGATTTAGTATGTAATATTCCGCAAGTTAAATATTATGAATACGATGTAAAAATGCCATTAGGTAAAAAAAGGAATATTATGCATGATAAGTCTAAAGGTGATATAATTGTATATATGGATGATGATGATTATTATCCTCCGGAACGTGTTTCACATGCTGTAAATATGTTAGTAACTCATCCATCAGCATTATGCGCAGGTGCAAGTGAAATATATATATGGTTCAAGCATATTCAAAAAATGTATCAATTTGGTCCTTATGGTCCAAATCATGCTACAGCTGGGACATTTGCTTTCAAACGAGAATTATTGAAAGACCATAGATATGAAGACCATGCTGCTTTAGCGGAAGAAAAAGCATTTTTAAAGAACTATAGTGTTCCATTTGTTCAATTAGAACCAAAGAAAACAATTTTAGTATTTTCACATATTCATAATACATTTGATAAGAAAAAATTATTAGAGCAAGGAGAAAATGATTATCAAAAAACGTCACCTAGAACAGTAAGTGAATTTGTTAAAGATGAGACTATGCAAAAGTTCTATATGGAGAAAATAGATGGATTATTACAAAATTATCAACCTGGTGATCCGTCAAATAAGCCCGACGTATTGAAGCAAATTAAAGAAATTGAGGAGGAACGTAAAAATATGGCAACGCAACAAAATGGTGGTGGACAAGGTCAAATTGTATTAAATCAAAATGGGCAACAAATAGTATTAAACAATGAGCAAATAGTTCAAATAATTCAAAAACAACAAGAACAATTACAACATTTTGCAAAAATTCTAGAAGATAAAGATAAGATTATTAGTGGTTTAGAGTCGCAATTAGAAGTTTATAAAATTATGAATGAGAAGAATAATTCAATTATTCAACTATTACAAAAAAACCAATAATAGCATAATAACTATTTCATTAACTATTTCATTAAATAGTTATAATTATATTATATAATATAATATATAATATAATATTAATGTTTTTATCAAGTATTTGTGCCCCGGCTTTAATTTACATAGGATTTTCGTTAATTCAAATATTTATAGATATTTATAATAATAGTATTAATGAGGCTTTTTTGAAATTTATATTTATGCTTGTATTTACATTAATAATTAATATATTATGTGATCTAGGATTTGTTGTTATTGCTTGGATTATTGTTTTTATACCTATTATTATGATGACAATTATATCTACACTATTATTACAAGTATTTGGTCTTAACCCTAAAGATAAGGACTTAAGCTCTAAAACACGTAATGCTGGAGATATATCGAGTAATAATATTGAATTAAGTGGTTCTGAATTATTAAATCAACAAAAATACGCCTATTATTATGATCAATATAAAAACGAAGAAAGAATTGATAGAGATAAATTACGTCACAAACTATACGATAATATAGATGAAGCCTATAAATTACCTATTAATGATGATGCTGTTTATGATTTATCTAATAATCCTACAAAATACTTTATAGTTGATAAAGTATTAAACTATTTTAGCGAATTTTCATTTGCCAAGCAATTAGTTAATTCGCAATTATATCATTCATTATTTTCAAAAAGTTTAGTACAAGATAATATATTATTTAATGATTATATTAACTCAAGACCAAGCTCTATAAATTATGCTTTACCATCAATTAGTATCTCTGGAATAAATACTAATATAACTACTAATAATGTAAATAATCCTAATAAATATAAAAGCTATTCTATTAAATATGATAATGAATATAAAGTAGACGGTTATGACTTATTTAAGCGCAATAAATACGAAAGTGTTAAACGCGATTTACAATCTAAAGATCCACAAGTTACTTCTATTCAAATAAATGCTACAATAGAAACTATGTGGAATAAGTTAACAGCAGCCGAACAAAATGCTTGGAATAACTCTAGTGATGCTGGAAAAACTACTGACTACGCATTAAAATATGATGATAAAGATTTAACAAGTTACGATACACATAAAGCACAAAATATTATATCATCATTAAGTAAATATACAGATGATAGACCTTGTCCAATAAATGAGACACCTATAACATATAAAGCAAAGACTGGACTAGTTTGTTATGAAATTTGTCCTCCTGGAAAAATAAGAAATAGTGCAGGAGTTTGTGCACCTGTAAATAAATACAACTAACATTTTAAACATTTTAACATTTTAACATAAATATATTTTAAGAAATATTAAAAGCAACTATTTTAGTATTTAATATAATAATGAATATATTAAATACTAGCTCGACATTACCTTATATTTATTTTGATTATGATTATGATAGTGAATTGGCTTTTATTATATTTTTCATTATTCTTTTATTATTAGTTTAATATTTTTTAACATAACATATATTAAAAACATTTTAAAAACATTTTATTTATTCATAATATGTTTATGAATAAATTAAATAATGATTGGACTTGTTGGATACATTATCAAAATGATAATGATTGGACTCTCGAAAGTTATAAACTCATTTCCAAATTTTCTTATTTAAAAGAACTAACATTATTTATTGAAACTTTGCACGAATCTATTATTAAAAAAACAATGGTTTTTTTTATGAAAGACGCCATTCTACCTTTATGGGAAACAGAAGACAATATTGATGGTGGGTGTTTTTCATATAAAATAAGCAATAATAATATTGTTGCTATTTTTAAAATTTTATTGTATAAAATTATAGGGAATACTTTAATTGATGATGAAAATATAAACAATAATATAAATGGAGTATCAATTAGTCCGAAAAAAAACTTTTGTATAATAAAAATTTGGATGAAAAAAAAAGATTGTTTTAACAATTTTGACACGTCGTCTAATAAAGATCCATTTGCTATTCATAATATATTTGAAATTGAAGACCAGATATGTGTATTTAAGCAACATAAATAATAATTTAATTAGTTATTGGAACTAGGTAGAGAGGATAAACACATCTTAATCTCACCTAATGAAGCAACATTATATTTTACAATAAGAGGTCTATTATTTTCCAAATATATTTCTATTTGATTACATAAATTTGTACATTTAATAAAATATAATAAATTTTTGAGAGAATATTCACCTTGTATTATTTTATTATGTTGTTTATTTAATATTTGCATATTAGCGTTATTTTCACTTCTTCTAATTTCAGCTTTAGCAAATTGTCCAGAACATTTAAATATTAATTCGTCTTCGACCGATTTTATTTCTATTTTTTCTGAAATAGCTGCTAAATCTCTAATTATTTTTTGAAAATCATTTGAAGGCATATTAATAACAGATGAAAATTTAACATCAGGTATTTCTAATTCGTCTTGTTCAGGTTCTATTAACTTCAATTTTTGAATTTTTGATTGTTTTATGGTTCCATTTTCAAATTTTAATCCTAACTCTGTCACAATTCCTTCATTATAATCATCGTTTTCAATATAAATTGTTAATGTGTCATCATTATCTATTGTTGTGATTAATTTAAATAAATGGAGTATATTAACACCTACTATTATTTTTTCTTCCTTACATTCAAAAAATTCAAAATTTTCCGCTTTTAAAAATAAATGAACCAAAATAGTATGGGTCTTATCCATATTAATTATTTTAATTCCTTGTTTTGTAAAAACAATGTTTGTTTCCAATAAAATATCTTTCAATGCTGCCATTAATATGCGAAATGGAGCTATTTGAACGGTCTTTATTGTTAATTTATTATTATTATTACTAATGCATTCTTTTGATAACATATATTTTATTTAGTTTAAAAACTAATTAAATCTTTAAGTAAAAATTTAAAATATAATATATTGTTTCTATTGTTTATAAGTAATAAATAATAACTTCGCTACTTTAAATATCTTCGTTTTGTGTTTGTTTTAAAGGACCAACCAATGCCTCCGTATATTTTGATGATTTATTCTTTATTGCGTTGTCTTTTGCTGAATTTGTTTGTGATGTTTCTGTTTCTGTAATAGTTTCGCTAGGTGTATTAGTTGTTTCTGACATATTTGCTTCTGGACTAGTACTATTTGTTTCTTCTAATCCATTTGAATTTTCATTATATTTATTACTATTATCATATGGTGTTACATCTGATGATTTTTCCTCATTTATTTTATAATCTTCTTTATTAGTATAAATATTTATTGTCATAGCCTCAAAAATATTTTTATTATATAATAGTATAGCTATTATTAGAAATACTAATAATATTAGTATTAATATTTTAATAATATTAATATTCTTAAATTTTTGAAAAATGTTATTTTTTTTCATATTATATTGTATATTATAATATGAAA